TACTAGCAGTAAGCTGCACAGCGTTATTGTCATTACCTGACTGGTCATACCAAGTCTCTACGAAGCCATCATTACCAGCACCCACCCAAGCCGTCAGTGTCCCATTGGATACCTCCTTGGCTGTAAAGTCTTTTTCATTGTTGTCACTAGAACGACGCACACGGACTACCTTGCTGGTATTTGCTTTGTCGTTAAGGTCACGAAGGCTATACGCAGCAGAAGCCCCGCCTACTACTTTACTAAGTAGCGGACGAGACTCCCCTTTACGGTCTGAGGTAACTACCTGTGCCGTGCGGTCTACTGTAATGTCGTGAGACACGCCTCCTGTCACTCTGGACATCGTGCGTTTCCCTGCAAAACGACTACGGTCAGGGATGGTAATTGTTTTGGTGCTTCCATCACCATTAGTAACCGTAATCGTTTTTGAGGGCATAATTTAGTAGCTGATATTTGCACCCGAACCAGATGAACCAGTGTTCACGGTCGAGCGACGTACTGTTAATGCAGACGTACCACTTTTCTTGGATGTCTGTCGTTTCTTTAGAGACTTGTTTTCCACCTTCTTAGCCGTCTTCGTTGGAGGAGGAGGCGGAGCTGGTGGTGGTACTGGGTCTGGGATTTTGGGAGCTGAGGTACACATAATTAACTCTTGTTTAGGATGTTTTCGTTTTGTAGTTTATGTTGATTTTTAAGATAACGAATGACGGAACGTTGACCGTAATAGAACATCAAAGCGTTCTGTCCTGTCGTCGTATCAAAGTCATCCCTTAATGGGAACACTTCCTCTAACTTATTGATAAGAGGGGAAGAAATTTGAGGTAAATCGTTTTCGACCTTCATATTAGTCCCTCTCCTTTCGTCTTTCCAGCATACCAAGAGCAATAGCTGAGTATCCAATCAAGTCTTTGAAGATATCTGCTACTGTGTCCCCCTTAGTTTCTAAGGATAGACCTGCATTACAGAAGGACTTGAGACGTTGCATCTTGTCTCCCATTCGAACCGACAGTCCTACGAGTGGGTCTACACCAAACTCATTAGCCTCATCAAAGTTAGCAAAAGGATTAGGAGTATCAGCACCACCAGTATAGTCATCATTCTTCTTACGAGTAAGAGAAGCGATGTCTTGGAAGGTATCTGCTTGGAAGGTAAACCACCACTCCTTGTCGTGATGACGAGCAGTCTTTAGGTCTTCTTTGGATTGGTACATGATTGTCATACCCAACCATTCAGCCACAGCGTGTTCAGCCTTAGCTCCTTTACTGTACTGCCAGCCGTTCAGCATATACATGTGGGTTGCATAGGCTACGATGTGCTTGAGGTCAGTATGAGCGCACTCACGAACAGTGATTTCGTTCAACTCAATACCCATAGCCGCAGCGTGGTTACGACTTAACTCAGCAGGGTTGATTACTTCATAACCCTGCTCCTTGAAGTGGTGAGCCTTCTCATCAAAGGCATCAAAGTTAAAGTCCTTGAGACCTGTCATTGGTCCCGCGATGTAGATGACTTGGTCTCCCAAGTTTATATTTGGTTGTTCTGTTTTGTAGGTGTCCATAATTTTACTTCGTTGTTTGTGTAATCTTTGTTTCGTAGGATGTAGGCGAGGCGTGCGTTGAGCAGTGCATCTTCTTCTGTTTGGTCTTTGCTTTCGTAGCTTTTAACTACGCCGTCCCAGTCCCAGCCGTGCTTATCAAGGAGCTTAATAGCTGTCTTAGGACCAACTCCTTTGAGCCCTGCGAATCCATCTACTGCATCCCCCACAAGGGTCTGTGTCAAATGATTTCGGTCAGCCTCTTCCTCGGTCAACGTCTTCAGCTCATCACGGAGGAAGTTGTACCAAGTGATTGGGAGAGTAGCGAAGTCCTTGTCCCCAGAGACAGCAATAGTTGTGTCTGGGTCTTTGGTGCAGAGAATGCCAATCAAGTCGTCAGCCTCAATGCCTTCCTCTAAAAGCGAAGGGTGGCGTTCACGTGTCTGCTCAATAATCCCAGAGAGGGCTAGAGGCTTACGCTTACCGCTACGGTTTGCTTTGTATGCTGGGAACAACTCATATCGGAAGTTACGCCTCGGACTGAACACGAGCTGGTAGGCATCCGTCTTAAACTTCTTACACAGGGATGTGATGAAGTCATCGAAGTAAGCCAACGCAGCGTTCACATCCGTGTGGAGTGTCCAGACATTGTCGTCCCATTTAGTTTCCACCTCGTTACTGAAGGCGGCACGGTAGGCGAGCATATCGCCATCTATGTATAGTGTTTTCATTAGTGTGTTTCTGACCAGTTTTTACCTACGCTGAACTCACCGTCCAACGGGCAGTTGAAGCCAAGGACTTTGCCAGCCTTAGCGAGAGCGTTGACAAAGCAACGACCGAGAGCATCTGCGTGCTCAGGAGCGCAACTGAATTGAACTTCATCGTGGATATTCCCGTGGAGTTCGTAGGGGTGCCGAGCGGAAGCCACAAACTCAACAAGAGCTTGCTTCATTACTACCGCACCAGCAGATTGAAGGAGAAGGTTCACAGCAGAGTGAGGGCTACGGCAAGGTAGCTCACGTCCGTCCAGACCTCGCAGGACACCTGTGGCTTCCACACGTTGCTTAACAGCTTCATAGAGCTTCTTGATGGATGGTGTCTTCTTCATAAAGGAAGCCTTGAGAGCTTTACCTTGTTTAGAAGAACCACCAACAATAGAACCAATCTTAGCGTCACCTGCACCATACAGGAAAGCGTAGATGAATGTCTTTGCGTCATCACGAGTAGGCAACCCAGCCGCCTTTTGGTTGGCTGTGTGGATGTCTCCCTCAAGGATTGTTCGACCGTATTCTTTGTCTCCAAACATAGCGAGGTAGTGCGCAAGGCAGCGTAGTTCCAGACCAGAAGCATCAGCACCAACAAGTACCTTACCTTCTGGGGCAGTCCAACAAGAGCGACACTCTTTACCATAAGGCGCACGTCCAGCAGGAGTCTGAGCCACGTTCGGGTTTGAGTGCGTACAACGTCCGCTGACAGCACCGTTGGTATTTACCCTGCCGTAGAT